ATAGCATCGCCATAATGACTGTCTGTATTGACCATGTTTTTAAGTGTATCGGTAATTCCGGATCCGGACGTATCAGCACCTATTTTATGTAGGCTTGTAGCAAAACCCATTGCGCCACCTAGCCCTAACTTGGGTGGTGCAGAAGAAATGTCAATTCCTATATTATTAAAAGCAGATGATGTTTGTGTTATTGATGTATTAAGTGCATTAATAGTACCAACATCTATACTTGCGCCATTAAATGCATCAATGGCCGGACCACCTGCTACGTGCTGCATGAAGTCTGTCATATTCGGTACACTGCCTGTTATTGGTAATCCACCCGATACCATCGAACCAATGTTAGATGACATATCGCTCATTAACCCACTCAATGACGGAGCAGCCGCTTCTAAATTAGGAATAGATGGTATTTCAATTGCACTACACATACTAGCCGCGGCAGCTGGGCTTGTAAATTTTGCACCCATATCGCTAAACTTGCTGGCCATTGCGCTCATATCAGGTAAATTGGCCGCAGTTAATTCGGAGCCAGACGGTGCTAGTTTACTTAAATCAGTTAGATCTTTAAGACTGGCAATTGATCCACCTGGACTAATATTCAATTGTTCAGTAACAGTAGATATAACTTTAGGGTCAGTGATAGAACCCATAATTTTATCAACCTGAGCTGTGTGCTCGGGCATACTTAAATCTAACCCGGCGCCAGCAATTGCACCGTTAATTCCACTGGCGTTACCTAATTTTACACTGTTTAATTTATCAATAAGACCTGCCGATGTACCGAATTTTGACATATCTTTTAAATCAAATACCGGTCCAGCGGCAGTAAATGCTTTTGACACATTGCCTAAATCACCCAGTGCTCCATCAAGGCCTTGAGTAGCCATCGAACTCATATTAGTAATGCCTGTGCCGTAATCACTAAATGATGTATTTGATATAAAAGCAGTTGCTTTGGTTAATTCAATCGAATCTGCAATATGTCCTTGTGCCTGATTTAAAACTTGACCAAATGCCGCATGATTAGGAGTTGAGCCAAACCCCATGCCGGTGTGCAACGATGTTAAATTTGTAAGCGCAGTATTTGCTGCTGTTACAATGCTAGACGAATATACGCCGCTGACATTAGCCGCTATGTTGGCTAATGTACCTTTAGCAGTGCTTACACTTTGAGGAAGTCTTAATGCCGTTCCTTCTGCAATACCAACCATAGCAGTAATGGTACTAGGAGTAAGTGCTCCAGCGGCAGTAGCTAGAGAAACTTTCATGTTCTCTGCTATTACACTGCCTGCCTTCGCAGTTACTAAACTAATATCATGTTCTGCCATGCTTGTTCCTAAGTTATAATTTTGATAAATCTAACGATAATATATCGTTGCCTGCTGCTACAAATTCCCAATTATTATAAAATTTAGGCCAGCCGGCAATTTTAGGATCAGGTAAATTACAAATACACGTAGCCAATGCTACAGTAGGATCATTATGATCATATTCGTCATAATGATCCTGCATATATACAACTAATGTTCTTTTATGATTATCAAGGAAATTAAAAATTTTTAATTCGTTGGCAGTTGGATGAATTAATCTACGATTCCAGTCAGTTATTTCTAAATTAGACTCTGACTGTGATTTTTCCATAAACAAAATATAAGTTGATTGTTCTGGATCAAATACAAAACTAGTTGTTTCTGTCTCCGACATGCCTAATCCTAAGTTATAATACCACCAGCGCCAGCTGGCTCAATACCTGTTGTTGTTTGTATATAGTGGTTTACTAATGCGCCACTTGTTTGTGCATGCAACATTACATGACGTTTGTCGATGTGTATACTCTTATTTAACTCAGATGTAAATAAGCTCTGCATCAAGCCAATGCCTTGTGGACTCGGTACTACAATCATTGGTTTAGATACAATGAATTCATCGGCAGTTTCTTCTAATACTTTGGCAATAACTTCATCACCATTTACTAATTTAAATGATACTAATGTATCTCGGTCATACTTATTAGTTACTAGCACTTGTTTCCCCTAACATTTCGTTTAATTGTTCATTGGATAATTTTTGTAATCCTTGGAAGCCACCCGACACAAATAATTTACCATCTTGATAAATTTGTGGTACTGTGCGATGCCCTTCGCTCATAATAAATTCACGTGCGTCTAAATCTTCGTCAATTCTAATTACTTCAAATGCTATTTTTTTCATTGTTAATAGATTCTTTGCCTGCTCGCAAAACGGGCAAGAATCTTTTGAATACACAGTTAACATATTGGCTCCTTTTATACTTTAAATATTATTCTAATATTGCCATTGTAGGGATCATATATACCATCATCATTCTCTCCAAATTTTAAATTTTTTATTTCTTCTATTACATGCTCCGGAGTATTTGTAAAAATTCCGCTTATACAATCATCATATGATGGCCAGTCAGCTCCCTTTAGATCCTCGTAACGATCAATATCGCCAAAAACTATATCAATTAATAATATGTTATATTTAATATCTTTTAACTGAGACTCAATATAGTTTCTATGATCGACAGTAGTTACTGGGCGAGATAGATCAAATATTTTAGCAAATTCGTGTATTTTAGTATTAGTAATCATTACATGCAAATTAAATGTAACAAATCCTAACCCGCCCGATTTAATAATTTTACCGAACTGGTTAATTCTATTAGCAAATTCTAATAAAGATACATAATGTATAGAGTTGACAGCAAATGCACTGTCGAATTCACTAGCATGATTTTTAACAAATTCATCATTGAATAACTCTTGATAATCAGCTTCAGCGGTTATATCAAATCCCGTAACATTAGGTATATATTTTTTAATTAAATTAGATCCACACCCCACATCTGCTAGTGTTGTGGGGTTCGTTTCTTGCAACCTATCTAAATAATAAAACTGAGAAAATACACAAATTCCCTGTTCTTCAAGATCATATCTATGAGATCTTTGTGTTTTTGCTTTACTGTAGAAGTCAGTCTTAGCTAGATCAGGTGTATCAGAAACAAAATGTTGGTATTGTTGATGTAATTTTTTATAAATCTTAGATTTATAAAATTCTTCTGAATATGCGACCTTATTATAGTGTTGGTAATTCATCGTAATTAATCACATCCCCCATAACACCAATAACGTAGTTTGTCGACTCCGATTCTTGTAATGCTGTTTGTTTCTTACTCGTATCGCTGTGCTTGTTAAACCAAGGAATCGGAGTTGATTTAGGCGCAGGGCTAGTGTAACGTATGCCAATTTGTTTTAAGGCATCTACGGCTGTATAATCAACAAAATCTTTAAGAATATTAGCGTTTAAGCCAATAACTGGACCCATTTTGAACAAATAATCAGCCCATGCCTTCTCTTCGCGAATAACGTCTAAGTACATTTGATATACTTCAGCTTCACATTCTTGTTTAATAGCCGCAAAGCGTGGGTCTTCTTTAACTACTTGATTGATTAAAAATGCAGTCCATTCTTTATGTAGTAATTCGTCTTGTAAGATTAAACTAATAATGTTACCGTTGCCAATAAAGATACGATTTTCTACCATAGCTAAACTGGTAGCAAATGACACCATAAAGCGGAATGCTTCTAAGCCATAGCTAGCGTGTAGAGCTAACCAGATTGCTTTGATGTGCTCCGTTTCACTAACTTTATTGCCAAGTTCGGCTTGACAATTAATTACATGCAATTTATCATAATAGTTACCAATTGTGCTAGCCATACATACAATCTCTTCAGTATCATGAATGGTGTTAAACACATCTTTTGGCACGTTGTAGATATTACGAATAATGTGGCTATAGCTTTTACTATGAATATTAGTTTCGAAGAAACTCCAATTGCTAATAAGTGCTTCTAATTCAGGCAAACTAACCACTGGTCCAAATACCTGATTAGGTGCACGGCCTTGCAGACTATCTAAAGCTGTTTGGCGTAGCAAGTTACTGGTAAAGATATGCTTAACAGCATCACTGGCGCTCTTGAAGTCGTTAGCATCTTTACTTAGACTAATTTCCTCGGGTTGCCAAAAGAACCCACGTGCAGTAGCTTCAAAGTCTGCGATCTTATTATACTTAACTTCTTCAAAACGTTGCACTGTCACAGGACCCGCTGGATCCATGAACATTTTACGTTGTAGGTAGTTAGTTGGCTTACTTAGGTTATATTGTGCTTTACTCATTTACAATTTGCAGCTTTCGCAGTCCTCTTCTTCATAATCTATTGGTGCCATTGTTGGCGCTATTTCTGCTACCATCTTGCTACCCTGTTTGTTAATCAAACTGTAGTAGAATGTTTTTAATCCCCACATGTGTGCTTGCATTAAGTTCCTAGCAATCAATGTAGTTGGAACCTTACGATCCGCAAAGTGTGCCGGATTGTAGAAAGTGTTAGTGCTGATACTTTGATCCACATACGCCGCTAGTACCGCCGCAGTTTTTAAGTAGCCATCACAATCTTTTTGTTCCCACATAAGTTGATATTTATTCTTTAACTTGTGATATTCCGGAACAACCTGTGTGAAACTACCAGCTTTTGATTCTTTAACTGAAATTAAACTCATAGGCATTTCAATACCATTAGTTGAGTTAATAACAACTGAACTTGATTCAACTGGTGCAATAGCCATTAATGTAGCATTACGCACACCGTATGATCTCATATCACTGCGTAACTGTTCCCAATCAAGTTCTGGAGTAAAGTCAGCAAGTTCATTGACACCAGCAGCACGATTTTCCCACGGAAACTGTCCTTGACCATAACGTGTTTTTGCAGAATCTAAACATGGGCCGCGCTCCCGAGCTAGTTCAACCGTGGCTTCTGTTAAGTAGAATGCCTGATGTTCCATCCAGCTTTTAACTTCTTGTAGTGCATCACTATCGCCATACTGTAGACTGCGTTTAGCATGCCAGTAGGCTAAGTTAGTAATACCAATGCCCAATGGTTGTAGTTCATCGTTTGACAATTGGCTTTGTATACTTAAGAAATCTTGATAGTCTAAGATGTTACATAAGCTACGTTGTAGGATGCGACAGGCACGTCGCATGTCCTCTGGATTGCGGAAAGCACCCCAATTTATACTACCAAGTGTACACAGGGCAATGCGACCAGTTGGATCATCTAAGCGTTTGAATGGCTTAGTAGGTAGTAAAATCTCGCAACACAGATTACTTTGATAGATGGTATGATATTCCGGATCAAATGGTCCTTGCTGCATAACGTTATCGATAAACACTAGATAGATACGTCCCGTATCTGTACGTTCTTTTAAGATGCCGCCTTTGAATACTTCTTCAGCTGACATTGTTTTCTTACGTAGATTTTTTTGTTTTTCGTACTTAACATACAATTCTTCAAACAATTCAGTATTACTGTAAAAGGCTTCATATAAGTCGGGTACTTCGTTAGGATCAAAGAATGTAATATTTTCTTTGTTTTTGAAGCGGCGCCAAAAGAAAGCACTTAATACTACACCGTAGTCCATATGACGTACACGGGTTTCATCTGTACCTTGATTGTTTTTCAGCACAATTAAATCATCGAATTGATGATGCCAAATTGGGTAGAATACAGTTGCACTTGCATTACGTATGCCGCCTTGACTACAACTACGTAGGTCGCCAAACCATTTCTTTAAGAACGGAATCATACCAGTGTGTTGAATTTCTCCACCACGGATAGGTGATCCCAGACTACGCAATCGACCAATCTCTAATCCAATGCCAGCACGCTTGCTCGCATATTTGGCCATCATTTCGCCTGATGCAAAGATACTATCTAAATCATCATCTGCTTTAATTAATACACACGAACTAAATTGTTTAGTCGGTGTACCTAAGCCGGCGAGAACAGGCGTCGCTAAGGTGAACAAACTGTCACTTGCACAGGTGTAGTATTCTTTGATAAACCGCATACGTGCGCTGTTAGGTTCTTCTTTATGGAATACTGTTGCTGCCGCAACTATATAACGTATCTGCGGAGTTTCATAAATCTGTTTTGTAGCACGATTGCGTACTAGATATTTTTCAATTAGCTGTTCAATAGCCGCATACGAATAGGTTTCATCTTTGGTATGGTCAACAAAAGAATCCATCTTGTCCCATTCTTCTTCACTATACCAGTCAAGCAGTTCTGATGTGTATAAGCCAGTTGCTACATTCTTTTTAACAATTTCGTATAAACGAGGAACTTCGTAGTCACCATAGACGTCTTTACGCAGCATACTCAGGCGTTGCTTGCCTGCTACGTACTGATAGTTAGTGTGTCCGATGTCCGGATTGTGTTCAATGTCGATAAGATCAACAATAGCACGAAGTGTAATTTCATCAATCTCTCGTGTGCTAATGCCATCATAAAAGTGAGGTTGTGCTTTGATTTCAATCATTGACTGACTTACATCTGCAATACCAGCACATACCTTTGTAATTTGGGCCTGCCATTTATCTACTGCTAACGGAGCGCGACTACCACTGCGTTTTATTACTTGAATGATGCTCAATTTGATAACCTCTTAATTTAGTACTGCTCTAAATTTGTATTGTTGATTGTTGTGTTGTATTTACTATATTATATAGTGTACATAATATTTCAACTTTTTGCAAGTTATAAATAATTTATTATAAAAATTCTTTTACATAAAATTTAAATGTTGCGTCACTGCCAGTATTAGTAGTAGTGTATTGAAACATATTTCCTGTAAATCCAAATGTTACCCCAACTTCGGCAGATTCAGTGTATTCGTCATCTAATAATGGAACGCCGTTGAGATATGCACCTTTTAACCAACCAAATCTAGTAGCCGAGGCGCGAGTAATACTATATTCTAAAAACGTAGAAGTTTCAACAATTCCAATATTACCGTTGGTGGTATTATTAGTTAATGTTAGTGTAGACATTGCTAAGTCTGACTGTATATTTGCAACATTAGACTGAATAGAAGTAATATTTGCTGTCATATTAGCAACATTACCTTCTAATGATTCAATCAAGACCAGCTCACTATACATACTCTGAGAGGTAAGAATTTCAGTTACTCCGGTCATCGGAGCACCTTCAGCTAATGTGCCATTACCAATAAACAATCGCTGTTCGTCGATTGACCAACCCATTTCGGCTGAACTAAGTTGTGGTAAATTCTCTTGCAGTCCTCTGCGGATTTGTATTTTGGAAATTTGGGTTACAGCCATATTAATATCCTATCTATATTTTATATTTAGCTAAGATTATAATACTGCTCCACTCTTTTCAACCAACGTTCTGTCCACATATCCCATTCTGCACCTTCAACAGTCCATGTTTGATATTGGAAATCTTGGCTACACATTAGAATAACACCTTGACGTATGTCAGTTCCGTGTGTTTCGTTATGGGCTAGTCCATAGGCACATAATTGAAGGAAATAGTCCTGGACCCATTCGGTTTTCTTAGGTTTATTAGTCTGTTTATAGTCTAAAATAGCCGGTTTGCCTTTATGTACACCACAAGCGTCAGTTGTGCCAGCATACAGTCCAGAAACATATAATGGTACTTCAATACCCCAAACTTCGTCTACATGTACTAAGCCTTGTTCTACGATTGTCTGCGCCATCTTGTGACTTTGTATACTGTAAGGATTGGTTCCGGGCTCGCCCATGTTACGATTGTTCTGCACATAATCTTCCAACCACTTGTGCATACGTGTCCCGCGATTAGCAGCTTCTGTAGTAATCTCCTGAGCTCGCTGTTCACCGACTGACTTACGCCAGTTCTCTAAGGCTAACTTAGCTTCGGCGGGTTTTGTTTTGTCGAGAATTGTTGTTACTGAAGGAACCTTACTGCCATCTGGCAAACTGTAAAGTCGTTTTCCATCCACGCTCTGGCGATTGATGGGTGTATAGTCGTATTTTTGTATAAGCATACTATTATTATATAGGATTAAACTGCAAGGGTCAAAGAAAATTATTGCCTAATTTCTTCATTTAATCGATAAATCATTCTGT